GGACCAACGTATATGGAATCTATTGTAGTATTGGGTGACTCGGAAAAAAAACCGTCTGATTGCATAGTATGTAGTAGTGGCCTCTCTGACACCCCGTTGGTTTTGATGTACATACAGGTTCCACGCACCCCTATATCCCAATACTACTATCATTAACTTATCTAGCTAAAAGGAGAATAAAATGGCTAAAGATAAAAAGAAGCCCACTTACAGGGCAATAACCTACTTCCCAGTCGAAGGTAGAGATACCGATGAGTCTGTAGAAGTAGGGGCAGTATGGACATCTGATAAAGGAGATCTAGTTTTATCTTTCAAATCAGGTATTACCCTTCCACGAGATGGCTATAAGTACAAACAAATATGGCTATTCTCCCCTGATAAGAAAAGGAGCTAATCATGACTCTTATCAAAAAAACAAAAGACTTAGGTGGCAAAGCTCTCAACAGCTTAGTAGATACCTCACCTAAAGCTTTCATCAAAGGTATCTACAACGGTACGGGCAAAGCGGTAGAGCTAGGCTTCGTAGCCACTGGCGCTATGGCAGAATTAGTTTCTCATACTATATCATCTAGTAAAGAATCTAGTTCGACTGTCGGTAGTAAAGTAAAACAAAACTTTACCGCTGGTAGAACACTAGCTAAAGAGGCTCTTAAATCTAAAAAAGAAGAGCCACAACAACAAGAGTTTGATTTTACCCACAACAAATAATCAACTCTAGGTATCTACTGACCTTGGCAGTAGAGGGTGTCTCCCGAACGACCACGCTGGGATGAAAAGCCCAGCACCTATTACTATCATCAATTAACTAACTAGGGGTAACAATGAACAACTTTATTATTTATATAACAGCATTTTGTATCGGTTTACTTCTTAACTATGTAATTAACTTTACTTACTTACTTATTAACTAAAAGGAAAACATCATGGATATATATTTATTCGGTTTCATCATCGTAGCTTTCGGTTCTCTCGTAGTAACAGTACTTGTTATGTACTCACACTCACACGACCTTCGTATGAAGCTTGAACTCGCAGAGCTAGAACTTGAGGATTTCTATGAGTGTCACGCTAGTGAGACTAACCCTTGGGACCTCGCAGATACTCTTCACAAAAAGTTTACCAATAAAATAGAGCAACAACAGCATCTTGTCGATACTCTTACCAGTAAACTAGGACTAGCTCAACAAGCTAGAGAACTACAACAAAAACAAATAAAAGAACTTCAAGAAGAACTAATCGAATTAGAACAACAACTAGTTTCTATTTCCCCCGCATAGTTCCTTTTACCTCGGTATCCGTCAGGGTATCGAGGTTTTTCTTTGGCCAGGGATGAAACTTCGTAACATCCCCGTCTTTATAATCATCGCTAAAGCGATGGCTTTATCTTGTTTCGCCTATCGGCGACAAGCCCGCTTCGCGCCCTTAATCCACGCCGACCAAGGGGCTACCGCCCCCTGGACCCCCGTTGACCCACGTGTGCCGTCTACTATCATTACTATCATCAGCTTGTCTGATGAACTTTCTTGAAAGTTTCGAGTTGTCAACGAGAATAGGTCGGCTCTACTGTACCGACTGTACCACGTGTGTACCACTTGTTTTACACCGTAATGGTA